TACATCAGTCTGGTATCATCTAGACTCCAAAAGTTTTCAAAGAAGAGTAGAGGATTATACAATTTTAGATGCCCTTATTGTGGGGACTCTAGTAAGTATAAGAATAAAGCAAGGGGATTCCTATATCCTATAAAGAACGATTATAATTTCAAGTGTCACAACTGTGGCGTTTCTAAAACACTTACCAACTTTCTTAAGGATCAGGATACTATACTGCACAAGCAGTATATTATGGAGAGGTACAAAAAAGGTACTGTGGGACTGGGTTCTAACACTCCTGTACCTAAATTTGAACTACCAAAACCTGTATTTATCAAAGACAAATTTAAGATAGATTTAGAAAATATCGCCAGTCTAAATAAATCACACCCCGCTCGAATATATCTAGAACAGAGTAGACAGATTGCTGGCGAAACGCTAGAAAATTTGTACTATTGTAGAAACTTTAAAGAGTGGACTAATGCACAAAAGCACACGTTTGATGATGTCAATAATGATGAACCAAGAATCATCATTCCGCTTAGGTACAAAGGTACACTTGTAGGATACCAAGGGAGGTCGCTAGTCCCTAGATCCAAGATCAAATACATCACGATCATGTTGGAGGAGGATGCTCCGAAGATTTATGGTCTCGACGATATCAATACTGGAAAAACTGTTTACGTTACGGAAGGACCATTTGACTCCACATTCATTTCTAATTCTATCGCAATGTGTGGAGCGGATGGTGATGTCTCCAAGTGGGGAATCACTAACCCTGTGTGGATATATGACAACGAACCACGGAACAGACAAATAGTTGAAAGACTTGCCGCCACTATTGATAGGGGCGATAGAGTCGTGATCTTTCCTAAGAATATTCTTGAAAAGGACATAAACGACATGTATCTTAGTGGACAGAAAGTGCAAAGAGTGGTAGACTCAAATATCTACCAAGGTCTAGAAGCCAAATTAAAATTACAAGACTGGAAACGAGTATGAGCAATGGTATTAAAGTAGTCAAGAGAGCAGGACATATTGAACCTCTTGACTTAGAGAAGATGCACAAGATGGTTGAACTAGCTTGTGATGGTCTTGCAGGGGTATCTGCAAGTCAAGTTGAAATCCAATCTGGAATCCAATTCTATGATGGTATGACCACTGCTGAAATCCAAGGAATCCTTGTCAAGTCCGCAAGTGACCTCATAGATTTGGATGCACCAAACTACCAATACGTTGCTGCCAGACTTCTTCTCTTTGGTCTCCGTAAAAACTTATACGGTAGAATACATGAACTCCCAACACTACTTGATCAGATCAAGAGAGGAGTAGATAAAGGTATCTACGATGGTGATATACTCAATAAGTATACCGAATCGGAGATTGAAGACCTAGATAAAATTATTGACCACGAACGTGACTACTTGTTCACATACGCTGGTCTTAGACAAGTTGTTGATAAGTATTTGGTACAGGACAGAAGCACTGGTGCTCTTTATGAGACTCCTCAGTTCATGTACTTGCTTATTGCAATGACTATCTTTGCGGAGTATCCGCCAGAAAATAGAATAGATTACGTTACACGTTACTACAATGCCATTTCCCGACACAAAATCAACATACCGACCCCAATCATGGGCGGTGTCCGAACACCTATACGGCAATTTGCGTCTTGTGTTCTGGTTGATGTTGACGACACCTTGGATAGTATTTTTAGTTCTGATATGGCCATCGGTCGCTATGTCGCTCAAAGGGCTGGTATTGGTATCAACGCAGGCCGCATCCGTGGGATCAACAGTAAAATCAGAGGCGGAGAAGTACAGCACACTGGCGTTGTTCCGTTTCTCAAAAAATTTGAATCGACTGTCAGATGCTGCACTCAAAATGGCATCAGAGGTGGATCAGCTACGGTCCACTTTCCAATCTGGCACCAAGAAATAGAGGACATTTTAGTTCTCAAAAACAACAAAGGAACCGAAGATAACCGTGTCAGAAAACTCGACTACTCAATCCAAATCTCAAAACTCTTCTATGAAAGGTTTATCGAAGATAAGGAAATCACGCTTTTTTCTCCCCATAGTTGTCCTAACTTGTTTGAGAGTTTTGGGACCCCTGACTTTGATGAGTTATATTGCCGTTACGAACTGGATGAATCAATCCCCAAGCGAAAAGTTAGAGCTCAAGAACTAATCATGAACCTCCTTAAGGAGAGGGCAGAGACAGGTCGTATCTACATTATGAATATTGACCATTGTAATGACCACTCTTCCTTTAAGGACAAGGTGAGTATGAGTAATCTCTGTCAAGAGATCACTCTACCTACAGAACCTCTCCAACATATTGATGCCATAGACGGTGAGATTGCACTCTGTATCCTATCTGCTATCAATGTAGGTAAGTTGACTAGGTTGGAGGAGTTAGAAGACCTCTGTGACCTCTCTGTGAGGTCTCTGGAGGAGTTGATTGACTATCAAGATTATCCTGTGAAGGCTGCTGAACTTGCCACATTGGGTCGTAGATCCCTTGGAGTGGGTTATATCGGTCTCGCACATTATCTTGCTAAACATGGGTGGAAGTACGACTCACAGGATGCCTGGGACGCAGTACACAAACTTACTGAGTCATTCCAGTATTACCTATTGAAATCTTCCAATCAACTTGCTAAAGAGAAGGGTTGTTGTACTGATTTCTTCCAGACAAAATACTCTGATGGAATCCTACCGATTGATACATACAAAAGAGATGTAGATGAAATTACAAAGGTAGGTTTGAAACATGATTGGGAATCTCTTAGAGCATCTATCGTGGAACACGGACTCAGGCACAGCACGTTGTCCGCACAAATGCCTTCGGAGAGCAGTTCCGTTGTGTCAAATGCCACAAACGGAATCGAGCCACCTAGAGATTACTTGTCCATTAAAAAATCAAAGAAAGGACCTCTTAAGCAAGTGGTTCCGTCTTATGGACACTTGAAAAATAATTATACTTTGCTCTGGGATATGGAGGGAAATGATGGATACATCAAAGTAGTTGCAGTAATGCAGAAGTTCTTTGATCAGGCCATCAGTGGTAACTGGAGTTACAATCCAACCCAGTATCCAGACAATGAAGTGCCTATTTCTGTGATGGCACAGGATCTTCTTAAGACATACAAGTATGGCTGGAAGACCTCATACTATCAGAATACTTATGACATGAAGAGTGATGATGTAGATGATGTTGAAGAAGTGAAACCACAATTAGAAAAACTATTCACCGAACTATCAGAGGAGCAAGAGTGTGACAGTTGCACCATCTAGCAGAAAAGTAGAAAGAATGACTGTTTTTAATAAGAGTCATGTAGATACCAAGTCTCAGCCTATGTTTTTTGGAGCACCATTGGGTGTCCAAAGGTATGATGAATACAAGTATCCAGTGTTTGATAAACTTACAACTCAAATGCTTGGATACTTCTGGAGACCAGAGGAGGTTTCCTTACAGAAGGACAGAGCAGACTATCAATCTCTACGTCCAGAACAGAAACACATCTTTACTTCCAATCTAAAATACCAAATTCTTTTAGATTCTGTACAAGGTCGTGGTCCTGGAATGGCTTTCGCACCCTATTGTGCATTGCCTGAACTGGAAGGAGCTATGAATGTGTGGCAATTTATGGAGATGATACATTCTAGATCCTATACATATATTATCAAGAACGTGTATCCTAATCCAGCGGAAGTCTTTGACACGATTCTAGATGATGAAAAGATTTTAAAGAGAGCAAACTCTGTAACAGCATCCTACGACGACTTTATTAATGATGCCCAAGAGTATGGGCAGGGACGTATGTGGGAAAAAGACTGGAAAGATTCACCTTCATCACAGTGGACAATTCATGAACTCAAAAGAAAACTCTATCGAGCAGTCGCAAATGTCAATATCTTGGAAGGAATTAGGTTCTATGTCTCCTTCGCGTGCTCGTTTGCTTTTGGAGAGCTTAAGCTTATGGAAGGATCGGCAAAAATCATTAGCCTTATCTCAAGAGATGAAAACCAACACCTCGTCCTCACGCAAAACATATTAAAGAACTGGATGAATGGCGATGATCCAGAGATGAAACAGATCGCTGATGAAGAAAGAAACAATGTAATAGGCATGTTCAGAAATGCCGTTGAAGAAGAGAAAGAATGGGCAGAGTATCTGTTCAGTGGTGGTTCTATGATTGGTTTGAATGACAAACTACTCAATCAATATGTTGAGTGGATTGCTAACAAGAGAATGAAAGCTCTTGGGTTTGATCCTATCTACGATCAACCATTAAGAAACAATCCATTGCCTTGGACACAACACTGGATCTCATCTAAGGGATTACAGGTTGCACCACAGGAAACAGAGGTCGAATCCTATGTGGTTGGTGGTATCAAACAAGATATCAAGAAGAACCAGTTCAGCGGATTCAAACTGTAGACTAAATAATATAAAAGTAGTCCTGTAAAGAATGGCTAAGCAACAAATTGGTGTAGGTTCTGCCAGTAATGACGGAACAGGCGACACCCTGCGACAAGGAGCAGTAAAGGTAAACGCAAACTTTAGCGAGATATACTCGGTATTTGGTGATGCGACTAATTTGGTAAGCTTTGCTAAGACTTCTGGTATCTCTAGTGACTCTAATAAGTTTGGTGGTCAGATACCTTCTTTCTATCAGGATGCAACTAACTTAACCTCTGGTTTACTTTCACCCGATCGTTTACCAGAGGTTGTTGTAGCGACTGCTTTTAGTGGTGGGTTGATAGGAAGTGTAACTGGTAACGTTACAGGTGATCTCACTGGTACTGCATCTACATCTGTCAATGCTGCGGTTGCATATGCCGTAACTGGACAACCAGATCTCTTAGCAAGGGATATAGTTGCAGTCAGTATTGCTTGCACCAATGTTATAGGTGATCTTACTGGGGCTGCAGCGTATGCTCAGACTGCTGGACTTGGGAACTATGCTTTCGTAGCGGGTCTTTCTACAGACTCTCAGAGGTCAGTCTATTCTCAAGTCGCTGGTGTATCTACTGTATCTGGTTATGCAACCACTGCTGGTATCGCCACTCTTGCAGTCAACTCTCAAGGACTGACTGGATCACCTGATATTGTTGTTGGTCTTGCTAGTGGAACATTCAAGGGTGATGGATCTCAACTCACTGGAGTTGTTGCTGCATCTGCTGGTATCTTCGTCAAAGATAACAATACTAATATTGGTATCGCTGCTACACTAAACTTTGGATATGGTGCAACAGTATCACCTTTATCTGCTGGTATTGTTACAATAACTTCTGTCCCTCAATACGATCAATTAGAAATTTCTGGTGTCTCTACATTTGCTGGGGATATCAAACCGAATGGAAATATTACAGGTGATGGCAACACAGTTATAACTGGTGTATCATCTGCTTACATCACTGATGTTCATGGTGGATTGATTGGAAATGTAATCACCGCAGCACAACCAAATATTACATCACTAGGCACTCTAACTTCATTGAATGTCAGTGGTGACGTAAGTATTGGTGGAACATTAACATACGAAGATGTAACTAATATCGATTCTGTTGGTTTGATTACCGCAAGATCTGGTATGGTTGCAACTGGTGTCGTAACTGCGACAGCATTTAGTGGACCTCTGATCGGAAATGCAGACACTGCTACTAGTTCTGGAACCGCAACTACGGCTACCAGAGCAAATAACATTGCAGTTGTCGATGAATCTACAGATACAACATGTAGTGTGTTGTATACTAATGCTGCCTCAGGTTATCAGGCTGCCAAAACAGGAACTAACTTACTGTTTGATGCAGCACAGGGAACTCTAAAACCAACTAATATTAACGCAACTGGTATCATAACTGCTAGTTCATTTAGTGGTAATGCTACGAGTGCCACTCAAGCTACCACTGCAAATGTAGCATCTGCTGTTCTCTTAAGTGATGAATCCTCAGACACCACTTGTTTTCCTACATTTGCTAACTCAGGAATAGGTACACAGTCATTGAAGACTGGATCTAATTTATATTTCAACTCTAGTACAGGTCAGTTATACGCTACCCAGTTCAATGGATCTGGAGCGGGTCTTTCTAATATACCAGGCTCTGCTATCACTAATCTAGATAGTAGACCAAACTTTAAGTCTACTCTGTACACCACAAGAACTACTTTCCAAGCAAGTGGTGGTAACTTTGTAACTGCTCCTTTCAGTGTGACTATTACTCCCACATCAGCAGATAGTAAGATTCATATTACTGTGTACATGTGTGGTGAACCTCAAAATATAAATCACTACAATATCGTATATGGAATAAGAAGATCTATCTCTGGTGGTTCTACAACTGATCTAAACTATCCAGGCTCAGGAGATAACAGGAAGGCATCCATGTTATCTAACTACTGGGAACAGAGTTACAAAATTCAGAATGTTGTCTATGATTATGTTGATACCCCTGGCACTACAAATCCAGTAACCTATTATCCAATAGTAAGTGGTGGTCAGATTACTGGTACTTGGACTTACTATATCAACAGAGACGATGGTGGTTTTAATTACTCTAGTTACAGAGTAAGTGGTAGTCACATTAACGTAATGGAGGTAAAACCCTAATGGCAACTTACAATCACGAAGCAATCCATGCAGCATATCCAGATAAAAATTTACTGATTCAAGATGATATTGGTATATTTGATAGAGATATCAGTGACACTACACCGTTTGAAATAGATCAAGCTTTAGTTGATGCTGCAGCAGTCATAACAGACAAAGAAAAACAGAACGCTTACCATAAGTACATGCGTGAACAAGAGTTTCGTGCAGTTGCAGACCCAATGTATTTCAAAGTGCAAAGAGGTGAAGTGACACAGGCAGAGTATGACGCGAAAGTCGAAGAGATTAGGACAAAATATCCTTATATATAATAAGCCTTAAATTATTATCCAATGGCAGAAGCAGCGAAGACTCCTCCCAAAGAGGATAAACCAAAAGGTTTACTAGGTAAATTGAAAGAAGCATCGGAAGACAAAGAAGAACAGATGGCTATTCTGTCAACCTTTGTACGTCTAGGCATCTTAGTCTGGAGTGGTGCGATCTTGACTCTCGCATATGTAGAGTTACCACCAGCTCTTAAAATACCTAAACAAGATCTTGATCCAACTTTCATAGCATCGGTCTTCACGGGCGTGCTGGCGACTTTTGGCGTTCAAGCTGGAAAGAGTAAGAATAATGGATCTAGTGGTGGTGCAAACATATCTAAAAAAGATATGGAGATTCTTATTGAAAAGGCATCTCAGACTGCCCCTGCACAGGTAGTTCGTATCGAACAGGCTCCTGTAAAAATTGTCCCTGATCAAAAATAAAATGTTACAAAAAATCGTAAATGGAATCGCTATCGCAAGTGGTATTGTATCTCTCACCGTTGTGGGTACTGCTGGTTATCTATATCTTAACAAGGATGCTATTCTCCAAAACGTCAAATCTAAAGTGATGGAATCTGTCTTACCAGGCGGACTTGGAGGTGTTGGAGCATTGAGTGGTGCTGCTGGTTTAGGACTACCATCACCATCGACACCAGTGCCTGATGCGTCTGCTCCAGAATCTCCTTCTATTCCACCAATATCTTTTTAGTATCTCCTTGATACTAAATAGTTGCTCATAGTCACGCAAGGAGGAACCTTGATGGACGAAGACAACGAACTCTGGTTTGACTTTAACATGAACTATACTTCTGTTAAGCAAGTCTACACCTCATTATGTTTTCATTTGGAGAAATGGCCTGGAAACAGTATCGATCCAAACGAACAAGAACGTTTACAGGAATTAAAATCTAATTTCTATAAACTTATGCTTGAAAAACAGTACATTTGTGAGTAAATTATGAACATTAGAACATGCCCAAGGTGCGAAGCTAAATGGATAGACGAACAATTATATTGGTCAACAGGCAAAGAAGGTGATCCTCATGATCTTGCAGGGTTAGTATGCAATATTCAAGACTTTGAAGACTGCATCAACCCATGTAAGGGTTCCACTAGTGGACAAACGTGGGAACAACGTAGAGCCTTTCTCGACGCTTGGAACGAGAACGGTACAATTAAAGATGACGACTAATGGACTTACAAAAAATTGCCACCTATGGAACCGCAGCAGCAGTTGTAGGAACTGGTGCCGTGGTGGGTGGCGGTCAAATTATTGATCAACAGATGGGTGGTCCTGCAAAGAGACAGGAAGTTCAATTACAAGAAATTAGAAAGGTAGTCAGAGAGGAAGTTAGGTCTGCTTTGGAGGAAGCATGGCCTACTCAATCTGGACCAGTCAAGGGTTTGAAATTGGTAACCCCTGATGCCAACAAATAATATCCCACAGATCTATGTTAATGGAACTGGATTGAGACTTATCCAGCCCATAGATACTGGTACAATTAATATTGCAAATATAAACAGACCTTGGATGGCAACCCCTCCACAGGCGATTCCTTTTTCACCACCTGTAACTGTGAACATAGGTACGCCTATCGTAGATATGCCAGGGTGTGTAAAGATAAACAAAGAGAACGCTAAGAAAGATCCATCTAGGAATAAAAATTTAGTCAATGATGACCCCAAGGGTAACGTAGTATTATGTGATAGTGGTATGCCATACTACGAACCACCTGATTATCAGGCGAATGAATTGACATGGACTACAGTATATGGTGAACCAGAAGAAGTTACAGGTGGTGTTGATACAGGTGATCCACCTCCTCCACCAGATTCCAATACTGAACGACCAAATACTCCAGAAGAATATAAAGATCCTGATTGCCCTGGTCCTAATCAACTTAGAGTGGGTGATGTAACTCAGTCGGGAGATGAGAGGGTGACTGGACACCAGTTAATAACTGATCCAAATAATGCTAAGCAGAAAATTTGTGAGACATTGTACGAATCTACTACAGTTGTAGAGAAATTTCTGCCTTCCGTGCCTCAGGCAACCACTACCGTCGCTATTGCTGTAATTGCAACTGCTGGTGCAGCTGCAACACCTCTCCTACTAAGAATAATCAAACCTATTGTTCAAAAAGCAATCAAGGCAATACAAAAAAAATTCGGTAAGAAAGAGGCTAAA